ATGGAGAAAGGATCATTAAATATATCTGAATCAAATGGGATTTGGATATCGCTTTTAGTAATATTACCTCTAAGTTGATAAGTAATTTTATTAGAAAATCCAGTATTATCACCAAATATAATTTCACATACATTTACACCATCAAAATCTGTTGTTGTAGTAATTAACATATTATTTACATCAGCTAAAGCACTTTTTGCTTTAATTAAATGTGTAATATCTTCATTAGTTAAATCGATTTCTATTTCAAATGCTTCAGGATCTTCATAATAAGTATTTTTACCTAAAATTAAAATATCAGCTAATGAATAAGTCAAATCAAAATTCAAATCAGCAATATGCATTTTAGTATAAACTGCTTTGATTTTTTCAAGTGAAATACTTAATTCACCATTAGTAATAGAAAGTAATTTTGATAGTTTGTGAGTATCAAATACACCTAATTCAGCGTCTTCAAGGTTAAAGTTATTATGTACTACTTTACATACCCTACCATTATCGCCTGCATAAACGGTTAGTTGATTGTCTTTAATACGCCATTTTACTTGATTATTTAATCCGTTTAAATAATATTTTGAAATAACGCTTGTTAGTGTTGATTTATTTACCATAGTTGTAATATATGAAATTTATTTTGTTCTTCCACCTTTTTTTCTATTTTCTGTTATTGTTAATGGCTGAGTATTGGTGTAATGGAAACTCCCACCTTTAACTAGGGGTTTAATATGATCTATTTCCCAATAACTACCATAATTCTCCCAATTCATTTCATCTGTAAATTGTTGTTCTAAATATACAATATAGTCTTCGATTTTACAACCTAAAAGTTTAAATGAAGCATTAGATTTATTTTTAATTGCTTTATATATTCGAGTTCTGATGTTAGATTTTAGTCTATATATTGGATCGTTAGCCCATTTTTCTCTTTGTTTCCTATTATATTCATCTCTATTTATTTCATGCCATTTAACCATGTAATCAGGATTTTCCTCATTCCATTTTTTCATTCGGATATAGTGTTTTTTTCTAAATTCTTCGCTTTCCCAAGATTTAGAATAGTATTTATTTCTTAATTCAGGTGTTGAATTTTTTTTATACCATTCTTTTCTATATTCTTCAGCTATAACCAAATTTTTAGGGTCATTCCTATATTTTTTTAGATATGGTTTTTGACATTCTTTACATTGAGAACTTCTACCTAATTTTTTAGACTTATCTTTTTTAAATTCAGATTCATCTTTTTCTACTTTACATTTACTACATTTTGCCATAATAAGGATTCTTTATTGATTCCATTATAAATATGACTAAATCTCGAAAGATGACAAGGAATTAACATAAGGATTCAAATCAAGCTTCCATTGTAAGTCTCCGAAGAAACCAGCTAATTTATTTAATAATATTGAATCGAATACTTTTTGTCTGTCAGCATAAGCATTTAAAAAGTCATTAATCTTTTCTGGTACATCAAAATCCTGAAATGCTAATGCTTCTATTTTATAAGGATTATCTTTACAATAAATCCATTTTACTTTATCTGCTTGAGTAATTAAATTATGTTTTTTATCTAATTGCCATAATCTTAACAAATCGTTATAACGAATTGTAGCACGTACAGGTGCTGGTGCTCCTTTAAGGATTTCTGTAAACATTTCTCCTGCTCTAGTACTTTTACCTGAATATTTTTCTAGTTTTTTAACTGCTGATGGATTACCTAATTTAGTAAGTGGGATTGTACCATCTAGTATTTGTTTTTTAAATACTTTTATTTGATCTAAAATACTAGCTTTTTCTTCACCCTTTAATACTTGTTGTAAAATATCATTAAAAAATGATCCTAGAATAGGTGGGAAATTTGCTTTCATAAACTCCAAACCTTTAATATCTAAAGATTCTTTAGCAATTCCTTCTTGTTTAGTGATCCACTGAGCATAACGACGAGTTGCTCTAAAATAAGCTGAACGAATAACACATTCAGTTTTCATTTCAAGTCTGTGATCAGTTACATTAAAACATTCCCTAGCTAATCTATCGTAATCTTCATTAATTACATCCTGATATTTCATTGCTACCTTTTCTAGAATATCATCTTTTTCTTCAGCAGGGAGTTCTTCAAAGTTAGGATATAACTTAAGAAGTAAAGGTTCAGCATTAAAGTAGTTACTGTCCGTGTCAATGTAGCTGCAATAATTTTCATCTCCTGGATCACATACAAACCATGGTGTATCTTCTAAATGCTTCATAACTTATTTCCTTTTTTCTGGTTTTCTTCTATACTTAATGGTTGGGTATTAGTGTAATGAAAACTACCACCTTTACTTATTGGTATAATATGGTCTATTTCCCAATATTCATCTCTACCATAATTGTCCCAACTCATATGTTCATCAAACTGTTGTTCTAAATGTACAACCCATTCTTTAATACTACAACCTAATATTTCGATTTTTTTAGATTTATCTTTTCTTTTCAATCTTGAATTAATATCATTCCGCAAAACTACCATTAATCTATACTCAGGATCATTATGATAACGTTCTTTTTGATGTTTTCTACGTTGTATTCTATTAGATTCTTTAGTATATGGGTCGTATGATGAATTATATTGTTGAACACAAGATTTACATTTGTTTTGCAAACCATCCCAAGATTTAGATTCAATATTAAATTCACTGAATGGTTTTATTTCGTAACAAGTGTTACATTTTTTAATACCTTCTTCTAAATATAATTTATCTACTTCCTCTTTTAATACTTGTACTTCAGTGTTATATTCATCTTTTCTTCCTTCACGCCAATACTTTTTAGCTTTAGTATTACAAGGTTTACATTTATGGTTTACGTTTAAATCTTCAAAATTGAAAAATTCAAAACACCCGTTACACCTTCTTTGAGTTCCATCTTTGCTATATTTTCTTAAATCATTCATATGTAATTGATATCGGTTTCAATTATACATATGTAGAAGGTGTTTCTTCTAAATGTTTCATTTATATTGTTTTTATTCTTAAAATGATCTTTCACCTGGGATTGGAGGTAAATTAACTGGTCTATTTCCTTTAGAATCTAAATCATCTCTTTCTTTTAGTTCTACTTTATATTTTATCCCTGCTACTTTAAATTCTCCTCCTTGTTTAAGCATTTTTCTAAAGAATCTTTCTTGAGCATCACTCCATTCTTCACTTCTTTCTATTAATACTTCTTTAGGAACTTGTACTCCGTTCACAGTAATTAATTGGTTTTTCCTAATTGTTTGTTTTTTTAATGTCATAATATTATGTATTTATACGCATTTTACGCGCGTTTAACGCATTACCTCTGGGTTTGTATATGTTTATATGTCTAATTTTTCCACTCCCATTTGAATCCACCACAGGTTTTTTGTTTACCATTAGCACACTTAGTTATCCCAGTATAATGTGTTCCAATTTTTAACCCAGCTGATGATACGCTTTCGTGTAAAGTAATAAAGTTTCCTTGTATATCCAACTGTCTTACGGGTTTTCTTAATTTTGCTTTGTGTTCCTCGGTTCTAAAAGATTTTTTCTTACCTTTAGTAGCTTTACTAATATTAACACATTGTTCTAATGTTCGAGTTTGTCCCTTTATACTCTTTGATATTTTATCTTTAGTTTCTTGGCTACGTTTTATTCCTTTCATCCCTTTTGATATTTTATCTTTAGTTTCTTGGCTACGTTTTATTCCTCTTAATTTATCCCCAATAGCCTTATTATCTCGTGTTTTGTGGACTTCATACATTATCTCTTTAAAGTTGCTAGGTCTGTTAGCTAAACGTTTTTTATGTATAGTTGCTTTTTGTTCATCTGTTCTAGTAGCCCAATATCCACTATTACATTTACCTCCATTATCCATATTATAACCCTCTCCTAAAAAAGTGTTATATTCAGTAATATAACGTGTTTCTAGCGCGTCTACTTCATCTTCAGTACAGTATTCGAGTACATATTTCTTAAACGAATCTACACCGTGTTTACGAATAGAGGCTTTTATAGCTCTACCACTACCCCAATAATTATCTTCAATATCTCCTCGATGTTGTCCAATATATTTTTTACCTGTTTTTATTCTCTCAATACAATATATAAATGTTTTCATAGTCGTTTCGTTATGGTACGTTTATACATATGTAAAAGGATATTACAAGTCGAGAGATTCTTTAAATTTTTTCATAGCATCCTCATTTTTCATAATGTTATTCATATGACGATTTGCACACAGAGCTGATTCTTGGATTATTCGGTGTCCACTTAAGGTTATAGCTTCACTTAATGTTTGGAAATTCATTCCAAAGCGGAAGCTTGGTAAAGCTGTCGCACCATAAAGTGAATTTAATAAAATTTTCATTGTATATTGCATTAAATGATTATATTCACCTAATTCCTTATCTCCTGCTTTATAAGCTTCTTTCATTCGGTTTTTGTATACAACTCTTTCTTCAAACCATTTCTTTAGAATAGTAGATAAAACTGATTCTTTATCTGTTCTAAACATTGAACCATTAGCTGCTACTGCCAATTTACTTTCTTCAATCATGGATATTAATCTACCAACCTTTACATTAGTTTGTTGTCGTTTTTTATTCTCAACTAATAATTCTTCTTCAGGGTCACGTTCTTTTAGATCGTTAAGACCCAATCTATTATTACGTTCATTAGCATCTACAATACGCCCCACAAATGTTTCCTTACCTATGTTTATAGACATTATTATCGATGGATACAGTGATGTTAAATCTTCATCAAACATATATTTATACAACCCTGCTTTAGGACAGAAAAGATATCCTCCTGCGTAACTATCTTTCTTTTGAGGGAATGGTTCTTTTGGTGGTGGTACTATGTCTTGGGATAATAGATAAGCTGAAATAGCACCATCTTGTGAAATACTATTAGCATACACTTCACTATAATTGTGTTTTCCCTTATGAGATAAATTTTTAGTTAAAGCTAAATATTGTAGTTTTTCATCTAGTTTTTGTAATATTTCAACATCAACAAAGTTATACTGAATAAATTTATGGATATCTGTTTCAAATAATTGATCTAGATTACCATCATATTCAATTTTATTCATACCAACATATTTCTTCCCAATTGCATCTAATTTCCAACTTGGTTCATCTTTCCAACTATATTTTTTATGTAAACGGATATAATCTAAAGATTCAATACCTACAATATCTACATACTGGTTTTGTTTAAAGAAATAAGAATTACCTTTTTTAGCATTTACTTTACCAATAGGAGATAAATGATCAGCCCAATCTTTACCTATTGTTCTACACATTCTGTAGTATAAGTAGGGTATATCAAAATAATCTGAGTTATAACCTACTAATATATCTGGATCCATTTCTCTTATTGCTTCAACAAATTTAGCTAATAATTCGTTTTCTGTAGCACATGGAATAATTTCTTTATTTTTATTTTTTCCTGTTTTAGTATGTGCTAATTGACTTTTTTTATCTAAAATAAGTATAGACCAATAATCTTTTTGTTTATCCCACCAAGCAATAGAAGTAATAGGCATGGGAGCATCTTCGATATATTCTTCAGTTAATGCACCTCCTATTTCACATTCAATATCAAAAAATACTTCCCTATGTCCCTTAGAAGGAACATCATTAGTTCCATATTTTTCAACTAGGAACTTTTGATGTGGTTTCATATCATGGAAATGTAAATTAGGGGTGTTTTTAGCACTATAATCAGGATTTTTAGAATAAAACCATTTAGATATAGGTTTTAGGAATTCACCATTTAACCCCTTATGTGTATGTTCTTCTTCAGTACACTCCTGATATACTACATTTCTATAGGGGACTATTTGATGACCACCATCTTCTTCCCATAGATGCATTTCAAAATAATTATCTCCTAATTTTTTACCTTGATAACACTTTTTATACATTATATAAAATTATTTTTTTTAAATTCTTCAAGATGACCATTATAAAATTTTTCCCATTCTTTATCTTTAGGTGGTGTTTTCTCATCTAAACGTATCACATCACCACTTCGTACTTTATCTTGATATTTTTCATAATTCCAAAATAGCTCTTGGATAGTTAATTTTTTACCATCAATTTCGTATACTTTTTTATCTTTCTTACCCATTATATAACCTTATTACTTTTTTTCCTATTCTCTACAACTTCCATTGGCTGAGTATTCTTATAATGAAAACTACCACCTTTACTTAATGGATGAATATGATCTATTTCCCAATAGGTACCATGGTTTTCCCATGTCATATTACCATCCCATTGTTGCTCTAAATATACGACCCATTCTTTGATAGAACAACCAAGAAAATCAATTGTTTTATCTTGATTACCCTTTTTTAGATATTGATTAACTCTACTTCTAAGTTGATGTAATAACCTATATTCAGGGTCGTTTCTATAACGTTTCATCCTATAGGCTGAATCATATTCTTGGCTATACCATCTATAATTATCTTTTCTCTTATAGTGGGTTTTGTGACATTCTTTACAAGTGTATTGAAAACCTCTAACATTAGATTTATTTCTATAAAAAAATTCTGTTGTTAAAGGCTTTTCAACCTTACATTTGGGACAAGTTTGCATATTATGTTTTATTATACATATGTAAATCGTTCCCCCTTCGTTCCCCCTAGATACCTAAATGTTGTTGGGGTTTACACTTTATAATTTCTTCATCTGTAAAGAATTGTCTTAGGTCGGGTCTAAAATAATTAATTGATTTCATGACCTTTTTGTCACTTGTTCTATATACTACGAATCTATCTTCGACTTTCTCATAATGGCATGCGACAGAGAGTTCTTTACTTCTTTGGGCGACAGTCGCCACGGCTTCTTCTTCAGTCGCGCAAGATTTTGACATATTACTTGCTTGTACTTCTTGATAGGCCGGCCATACCTTATCTTTAAGACCATGTAGCATAGTGGCGTTGCCAGTGGCAACGTAAGCAAGATCACAAATAGCATCCAAAACTTCCACGATGTTTCCGTTTTCGCAAGCTTGTCTATATTCTTCCAATTCTTCAAGTACAAAGTCGTATACGAATTCCCACTCCTTTTTTTCTGGTATTGTTGGTTCATAAGCATTTGGTTTTCCGAACGTGCGGTTAAAAATTTCTACTTCATTAACAAAGGGCACGTCAGCTTTGCTAAATAATTCTAATTGTTTACCCATAATTTATTACTTTTTTCTCTATTTTCTTTTATACTTAAGGGTTGTGTATTTTTATAATTAAAACTCCCTCCTTTACTTAAAGGTATAATATGGTCTATTTCCCAATAAGTTCCATAATTATCCCAATTCATAAATTCATCAAATTGTTGTTCTAAATATACGTAATATTCTTCAATACTACAACCTAAATATTCAATGCTTCGATAATTTTTTTTCTTTTTTAAACATCTATTCAGTCTAACTTGAATACTATTTTTAATTTTATCTCTGCTTTGTCTTTGGTTTGAATTATATTGTTCTCGATTTTCTTGATTCCATTTGGCACTTTTTTCAATCAGTACTTCTCGATTTTTTTTATAATACTTTTCCCAATTTTCTTTAGCACGTTTTTTATTTTCAGAATTCCATTTCTTACTTTGTTCTTTTTGTCTTTCTTTATTTTTTAAATAACGTTGCCTTTGATATTCTTTTTTGTCAAATCCCATTTTTTATTATAAATATAACAAAGAGGGAAAACCGTGCCCTTTAGCTTATTACTTCTAAAAATTTAGTTTTCTTTACTTCTACAACTCTGAAGTTAGACATACCTTCATTATGTTTGTACATCTTAGCTTCTGCATCTGTTGCTGATACTGCTACTACTAAATATAATTCAGTTGTTTTTTGTATCCTACCTCTTTCATTCTCAAATTCATTTTGAGTTTTAATTTGCCAATATTCCATATTTATCTATTTATTTATTTTTTAAGTAATCTTGTATTGAATCTGCTTTTTTATTCTCCCAAGGGTAATAAAGCCATTCATCTCCTTCATGTAAGTTAGCCCAAAGATTAGGTTGGAAACATGATGTGTGAGGTTTAAAATGTAATACTGCTGTATAAACACCTGGTGCTTTTTCTAATGTAACTCCTGAATCACATATATCATCGATAACTAGAGTATTAGGTCCTACAACATTTACATAAGGTAAATCTAATTTATGTGATACCATTACTGCGGGGATTAATCCTCCCCTTGGAATACCATGTATTGAATCTATGTTGGGTTGATCAAATCTAATTTTATTACATAAACTATCAACTAGTATATTTACATCATCCCAACTGAGAAATAATTTATTATCAACTTTTAAAGCCATATTCTTATAATTTATGAGATATGAATTAAACTTGAATATGTTTCGTGAGAAACATTACTACAGAAATTACTATTAGGGTGTAATATAACTGATATAGCATCGTGAGAGTGTAATGATTCTTGGTGTGAACATATTACTCTAAAATCTTTAATTCTTTTATCTGCAATTAATTGTTCATATAACAACCTAGCTGCATCTTCTACAAATTTAAGATAAGATCCATTTAATTCAGCAAATGCCATTTCATCCTCTCTTTTTACTACTACTTGAGTTTCAGTGTTAAGAGCTTTATTACACATTTCCTGTAATTCTTCAATCCAAACCATCTCATCAAATTCAATTGAAATTCTAGCAACAGATCTTTGTGAATGAGATACGGTAGCTTTATTTCTATATTTTCTAGCATATTCAGCTAATTCATAAGAACAAGGACATGCTGATGAATATACAAAATCAAAATGAATATATTTTTTCATTTCTCCCTTTTTATTTAAATCACCTTCTAAAGTAACATTATAATACTGATAACCTTCATTATCTGATCTTAATGATTTTTTAATAATAGGGTATGAGAATTTAAGTGATATCTTAGAATCAAATGTGTTTAATTTATCTTGATATGCTTTTAATACTTTCTCTAATTTATCAATACTAAAAGTTTCATCTTTAAACTCATAAAAGGATCTCATAATACGAGACATATTAATACCTTTTTTATGTGCTTCTAAAGATACAGCTCCTGTTACTTTAGTTTCTAATTCTAGATTACCATTATCTCTTGTTTTATATTTTAGAGGTAATCTAAAATTATGGATTCCTACTTGTTGAATTTCAACAGGGGAACCTTGAATTAGAGATGAGGGACCATTTTGCAAATCAGGAAAAGTTTCAATATCCTTTTTTGTTGGTGCAAATTCAGAATCATAATCTCTGTTTGGTTCATTGTATTTTACAGAATGTTCGTTTGATTCTGGTTCTTTGTAGGAATCTACATCTCCTACCCATTCATACTTTTTTACAAATTTTTTACTCATTTTTTATATAACTTTTTAATTTATCTATTAATACTAATACTTCATCTGGTTCCATTGTTATAGCACAACAGACATTGATGTTCTCTTCTATTTCCTCTAATATACGAAGGGCTTCTTGCTTATCCAAACCTTAAATTTAATTTTTTATTGAGTAATTTATCTTTACTTTCTAAATATTGTTTGATAATATAATCCCTTTCTAATATAAGACCTTTATCTAGATTACAATTCTCTAATACCTCAAATTTCCAATTATCTGGGTTTTTGGTGTATGATTTTTGGAAATATGGATTATCATGGTTGTTTTTTTTGAGTTTATAAAAATGGTCATATTCTCTTTCTTTTAACCATCCTTTACCTATATAAACTTCTTGTGTTGTCATGTTGGTAATTTTATAAACCCCATAATCTCCTCTACCATTCCATTTGGTTGTTTTATACTCCCAATTATCATATCCTTTTTTCTTATGGTAAGTTTTTTTACACTTCTTACACATACTTTCATGACCATCTACTTGACATCTATTTTTATAGAAATCAGTTAGATTCTTTTCTATTTTGCACTTCCAACACCTTTTCATTTAAATCGTTTTTAATTAATTTTTCAACATACCCCTTTATAGAGTATCCCTCTTGGGAACAGAACGTTTTTAACTGTCCCCATACAGGTTCACTTATTTGAATATGTTTTAATTTTTTCATCGATTATAAATATATAAGGTTCTCGAGAAGTCGCTAGACACATCTCTTGTCTTCAAAAGCTATTATGTGTGGGCGCCAAGTCATTCTGTAACCGTTATCTCTAACCCAATCAAATAATATAGGGTAAGATTGGAATAAAGCTTCTCTTGTATCTCCACTAGGCATGAACCATACTTTATCTTGAGGGATATCCATAATCTTAATAAAATTAAGAATTTCTTCTAATGAACCTTCATCTTTTCCATCCCATACAGGTTTAATATGGTAATCTGAATGGTATGATATTGATTTTGAAATAGCATCATAGTTAAGTCTTAACTTATTATGTCTTTTTACCATTCTTTCGTCCGTGATTCCACCTTGAGGGGTTTTAACGCCGACCACAGGGACTGAATTCGAGAATTTAGGAGAAATCGAAAGCAAGTTAATAGGATAGTCAGTTGCAAGAAAATGCGAACCTTCAGTTTCGATAGTAATAAAAATATCGTTTTCATAAGCGAAGTGTGTTAATTCATTTACTAAAGCAGGATGCATTGTAGGTGAACCACCTGTAAGCATCATCTCTTTAATATGGGGGTTATCAGTATATGCTTGGATAATATCATTAAAATTGTACGTACCCTTCTCAGGATGAATAGAGGTATAAAATGAGTCACACCAACCTCCTTCTCCGAAGTAACATCTATGTGTACACCCTGTAGTTCTAATTACTACTGTTGGGTAACCCGCTCTTGATCCTTCTGATTGTACTGCTGTGTAAACTTCTACGATAGGTAAAACCTTATCATAGTCTGGTAATCGTTTTAATTGTTTGTGTTCCATAATTTTTTAACGTGGTTTTTTATTCACTATATAATTAATTTTAAATATTCCTTAAATGTACGAACTAATTTGTTACGCTCCAAATGGTGAAATTCCATATGGCAATTCCTACATATCATTACACATTTTCTGATTTCCTCTTTAATACGTTTTAATCCATAGGCATTAAATTGGAGATCTGTTACACTTTTATATTTAGTGCTTGGATCCAAATGATGGAACTCTAGTAAGTAGGGTTTGTGATCTAATCCACACTTACAACATTTACTCATTCTTTTTATACGTTGAATAAAGTCTTTATTTCTTTTTTCAAATACTTTTTTCTTCGCTTTATTTGTTGCTTTGTATTTATTTTTATAATACCAAGCTCTGTACTCAGGTGTACCACCTTTAGGTTTAGTTTCCATATGTTATTTTATTATACATATGGGAGGGCTTCCTAAAAACGCCCCCCTATTTATTCACTGTAATATACAACCTTTATTTTAGGGTTCCTATTTATCTGTACTAATAAGTATAAATCCATCCTTATAGGTATCACTTTTATACCCCTTAATCTTGTCTAAGCTATTTTTGATAAAGGCACTATATAAGTTAGATTTTTGAGTAATATCTTTACTATCTAGGTCTTTAGGAGTACCTTGAAGAAATAACCCATCAGGTTCATTATTTGAGACAAAATCTTGAACTATTGCCACTACCGTAGATAGTATTTTTAAAAGTGTTTTTAAATCTGATTTGGCATATTGGGTTTCTACTCCTGATACATTATACCCTATGTTAAAAACTACCCCTAAATTTCTATACTTGGGGGGTAAGTAAAATTGTTTATGTTCTGGTCCTAGCATGTCAAAGTCCACATTTACAGTTTCAGTATAGTCCCCAATATCAACTAAAAATTTATATTCAAAATCTCCAGTTTGAAAGAATTTTAGGGGAGAAATATTTGCTTCCCCTATTTCTTTTAATAGAATTTCCTTTATTAGAGGTTTTAGTAGTGTACTTTTACTAGCCATATTTTATTTTATTTTAATCTTCCAAATAAGAAGCAGCATTTTTACCATGTTCCATAAATGTAACTTTAGTCACTCGGGCACGTCCTTCTGTTTCTTCTTTTACAAAAGTATTTAATTTATTATAAATGTACTCTGCAAATTTTTCTGCTCCTGTAGCTGGTATTATTCTTACTTGTGCTACACCTGCGGTATCCATTTGTTTAAATGCTTCTACTTCAGGATCATCTTCTGCTATAATCATAGTATGATCAAACATATAATTCATCCAAGCTTTAGGAGATTTACCATCAATTAAGGTTTTGGCACGTTTCATTCCTCCAAAATCCCAAACCCAATTTCTATCATCTAATTCACCTTCAAAATATACTTTAAAAGAAATACCATAACCATGTACGAATCTACAGTGTGTAGTTTCTGCTCTCCATTGACGGAACACTGTACTAAAACCATCAAATACTTTGCTTGATTCGAATTTTCCCATTATTCCTCGTATATTGATGAATTTTTATCTGCTTCCCAACATTCAACTTTAGTTACTTTAACTCTTCCTCCTCCTGTTAAAGCCATTCTTTCATTGAAATGATCAAATACTAATTTAGCACAAGACTCTGCACCCATAGCATCCATTACTCTTAAAGCACATAAACCTAACTCTTCCATATATTGGAAAGTTTCTAATTGTGGGTCATCTTTTTCTATTAGTGTGGTATGATCCCACATATGATTCATCCAATCTTTTAGACCATTACCTGGTGTAGGTACTGCATCAGTAGATTTAAATCCACCATAATCCATAATCCAATTCATTTCATCTAATTGGTTTTCTTCTAATGGTTCATTTGATTCAAACCATACTTTAAATTTTAAAGCATATCCATGTAATAATTGACAGTGAGAATGTGCTGCTTTGTGTTGACGTAATGCTACTGAATAATTATCAAATAGCTTTGTTGATTTATATTTTCCCATTGTAAAAATTTAAAATTGAATCTTTTGTTCCTACACCTACCATTCTATCTACAGCTTTTCCATCTTCCATTAAAATTAAAGTAGGAATATTTCTAATTCCATATTCAATAGGTAAGTCCTGATTGCTGTCAACATCAATTTTTTGATAGTTAATTTGTCCTGATAAGGATTCCATAATAGGTCCTAATGTTTTACATGGACCACACCATGCTGCACTAAAATAAAGTATTTTTTTCATTAATTTTAATTTGTTTTAATTATTAATATCTTTACCTAAAATTAAAGGGGATTCATCATTGCTAGTTGATACTAAATAAGCTGATTCTGTCTCTTCAATGATTAATGGTTTATTACCATATAATTTTGTGTAATTTTCTCTTACGTAACTTTCTACTTTTTCTTCCATAATTATTATTTATACTAATTCTTCTACTATTCCAATTAACTCCGATAATATAAGAATAATAGTTGCAGTCTCCAAATTAAATGGAATAAAACCATAACCTACTATTCTAACAATAGATTTTATAAAACTAATGATTTGATGTAATCTAGCATCAGGTAATTCTTGTTTTTTAGATTCTTTCATAACTTTTTAATATTAATTTTGTTTTTTCTTTTTACAATGTGTATCTAAAGTAGCATTACAATTAGGACACAATAATCTTAAATTTTCTATTCTATTATCTTTGTTAGAACCATTTATATGATCTAAAACTAATGAAAATTTCTTACCTCTCCAAATTTCCTTTTGCCCACATTCATTACATTCAATAGGTAATAATTCTTCTCTATAAATGTGTCTTTTAACACAAGACTGAGAGTGGGTGCAATTTTTAATTAATAAATCTTTAGAAGTTAACCTACCAGATTTTTTCTTTAATTGTATTGCCTGTTCTCGAGTTAAAAAATGGGAGGTGTCAATTTCATATTCTTTAATATATTTGTTAACTAAGGCCCAATTACCACCTCCTGTCATTATTCCTAAGTTACTCATTACTTCTTTTAGAAATCTAGATTTATCAACTGCGTCTTGTATTCTTTCTTTTGTGTATTTTTTACTTACCATATAATATTTTATTATACGTATGGCAACACGTATTCAAAATCGATAAACGTGTTGACTTAGTTAACCCACTAGGATTCGAACCTAGACTAACAGTACCAAAAACTGTGGTGCTACCATTACACCATGGGTCATGACTATTTTAGTCTTTTATAATTTATTACTTAACGTGTTGTGCAAGTACTTGTTTTACGTGTGCTTCTGCAACTTCGTATCCAACTTCTCCTGTTTCATCTTCATATTGTACTGGATCAGGTCTTCCTAACTCAATAAAGGCCTCAATTCTTTCAACACTAGAAGCTGATTTGTAATCTGAATTACCACTTGGGTAGGGTTTATAAGAAGTATTTGTTCGTTTATAAACTTCATCAAAGTCAATTCCTAATACTTCACACAATTTTTCTCCATCTTGTAAAATATCTAATTTCATACCTTCAATGTAAGGAGTAAAATATCCTACTCTATCAGCATCCCAATTTCCTTCTCTAAATGCCTTATCATCTGCATCTCTAAATTCTTGTCTGCAATCAGGATATACGCTGAAATCTCCTGCATGAATTCCTAATGCTATATCACAAGTTTCTTCTGTTTTATTTGCTACAGATAAAGCTACTGCTTGTGTAATAGAAGCAAACATTTTATTTCTATTAGGTACAACTGTTTCCTTCATGTTATCGTTTTCATAATGTCCTTCTGGTACATCATCTCCACCTTGAACTAAAGCTGAATCTAGTAAATCTACTAATCCGTCTAGTTTAATTTGGCGGTAATTAATTTTACAACCCCCATAACAATCACTTTCTTTACAATTTTCGTTAAGATAATTTACTAATGATTGAGCTCTTTCTAATTCTACTCTGTGTTTTTGACCATAATCAAATGAAATACCAGTTACAGTATCATACTCTGTTAATGCTCTAAGTAGTAAAGTTGAAGAGTCCATCCCCCCACTCAGGCTAATTACGCAATGTTTTTTTGTTTTACTCATTTTATTTAAATTTATAACTGCCAGGTATTATAAGGATATAGGCTAATCCTGTTTTTATTTATTCTAATATACGAATTTTATCTCCCTTCTCCAAATTATCTTGCCACCAAAGTGGTTGGAGGTTTGTATAATGACATGCTTTTTTTACTTCATCTTCATTGGTTAAATCATATGATGAAATGGGCATTATATGGTCTACATGCCAACCCTTTAAACCATAATTTTCCCAAGTCATACCCTCTGTAAATTGAGATTCTAAATGTTGTAAAAACGTATCTTTATCACATCCTAATAGTTCTACTGTTCTTTGCCCTACCCCACGATTTTTTATTAAATCTGAAAGTCGGCTGGATAGGTTTCCTTTTATTTTAAAGAACATATCTTCCTGTCTTCTAGAATTTTTATATTCCCTTTCATATTTTCTCCACCAATCTTTATTTTCAGCCACATATTGCTTTCTATATTCTTTAGCTTTAGGAGATTTATCTCTTTTATTTCTAGTATTAGTTTTAGATTGATATTCTTTATCGTATTCATTATCACAAACCCTACATTGTGCTTTTCTTCCCATAAATCCTGCTTTTTGGGTGGAATAATCTTCAAAAGGTTTTATGTTATCACACTTAGTACAGCGTCTTTTACCTTCTTTAGCTAAATCTTCTTTTTCTTGGATTTTTGGGTTTTTACGTCTTCGGTATTCTCTAAAATATTCTTTACTTGGCATAGTTGTGTTTTTTATTGGCGGTTATACATATGATATCCCCCTCCAAAACACACAATGTGCCATA